AGAAGTCGCTGACGTGCTTACTATGGTTTACCAGCAGATAGCAGACAACAACAAATTAGATTGGATAGAAAACCAAGTATTTTCTGATGGGTTAATACAAGACAGGGGCTGGTTCGATGTACGTATAGATTTCTCTGATCACATTAGAGGCGAAGTAAGAATAGAATCTAAAGACCCATTAGATATTCTTATAGACCCAGATGCAAAACATTACGACCCAAGGACTTGGAACGAAATATTTGAAACTAAGTGGATGAGCTTAGATGAAATAGAAGAAGTATACGGGCAAGACAAAGCAGACAAGTTAAGGATACTAGCAGAGACGGGCACTACCTTAGGTGCCGACTCTATGGAATACGAAGAAGAAAGATATGGAGATACGGACGAACATAATTACGGACAACAGTTTCCAGGGGATCCTGACAACGCACGAATGCTTAGGTCTATTAGAGTTATAGAAAGACAGTATTACAGACTAAAAGATTGCATGTTTTACCTAGACCCAGTTACTGGTGATATGCGCGAGGTCCCATATAATTGGTCTAAGAAAAAAAGAGAACAATTCGCAGACCAGTTCGGTTTAGACATATTAGAAAAAACAGTAAGAAAAGTAAGGTGGACAGTAACAGCAGACACAGTTGTTTTATTTGATGACTGGTCTCCTTATAAACATTTTACGCTCGTGCCTTATTTTCCATATTTTCGAAGAGGGAAACCGTTCGGTATGGTCCGAAACTTATTATCCCCACAAGAACAGCTCAACAAAATAACCTCGCAAGAGCTGCATATAGTAAATACAACAGCAAATAGTGGCTGGATTGTAGAGAACGGTTCTCTTTCGGGCATGACTGCAGATGATCTAGAGGAACATGGAGCGGAAACAGGTTTAGTATTAGAATTTAATAGAGGCTCTACCCCACCAGCAAAGATACCACCTAACCAAATACCTACCGGGTTAGATAGATTAGGTCAAAAAGCAGCAGCTAATATTAAACAGATAAGTGGTATTACAGATGCAATGTTGGGTATGGATAGCGCAGAAGTATCTGGAGTAGCTATACAACAAAAACAAAACAGAGGCTCTACTTTATTACAGGTGCCACTAACTAATTTAGCAAAAACTAGACAATACTTAGCAGAGTCTATTTTAGATTTAGTACAAAGTTTTTATACAGAAGAAAGAATAATACAAGTTACAGACGAGGAAGATCCTTACAAACCTAGAAAGTCAATGCGTGTTAATCAGATGACACCAGAGGGCCAGGTTGTAAACGACTTGCAGTTAGGTGAATATGACGTTGTAGTTTCACAAGCCCCAGCTAGAGATAACTTTGACGAAATGCAGTTTGCTGAAGCTATAGCACTGCGCCAAGTTGGAGTGCCGATTCCGGACGACATGATAGTAGAGTACTCGCACATGTCACGTAAAGCAGATATTGCAGATAGAATTAGAAAACAACAAGGTACTGCACCACCTACACAGCAACAGATAGAGATGCAGAAGTTCCAAATGGAATCACAAATCAGAGCTGCACAGCTTGAAATAGCAAAACTAGAAGCAGAAGTCGCTAACATACAAACAGCAGCTGCACTAAACGCAGCTAAAGTAGATCAGATAGAAACCGAACCACAGTTGAAGATTGCAGAATTACAAAGTAAAATTCAATCTAAACGTGAAGAACTCGATTTACGTGAAAGGTTGTCAGCACTGACAAACGAAATGCGTAAAGAACAGAGTGACACAGCAGCGGCGTCCAAGATGGCCGTCGAAGCATTAAAAAACTTAGACAAAACAGGAGGTACTGAATAATGGCTAAGACTCAAGATAATACTACCGCGGAAGATAAGGTCGAACTAGATGTAATGCCTGGAGCAGATCCTATATCTGAAGAAGAAGCAAAACCGTTCGAAGTTGACATGAACTTTGAAACACCAGAAGAAGAAGACGAAGAAGAAGCCCAGGAGGAAGCTGATGAAAATGTCGAGGTTGAAGAAGAACCACTTGAAGAGCCTGAAGAGGACGAAGAAGAGGAAGTCGTTGAAGCTGCAGACGCAGAAGCAGAAGATTCAGGAGAAGAAGAGTTACTGGCAGAAGATGAGGGAGATACACAACAACCTGAGGGAACAGATGAGGCAGGACTTGCTCAAAAAGAACCAATGATTCCTAAGTCTAGGTTTGATGAAGTTTTAGCTAAACAAAAAGCTTTACAGAAAAAACTAGATGATGCACTAGCTCCACAAGTAGAAGACGTAAAAGAAGCACCTGAGTTTGATTTTGATACAAAGGAAATAGAGTATCAAACTTTAGTGATGGAAGGCGAAAGCGAAAAAGCTACGCAACTAAGAAAAGAAATTAGAGAAGCTGAAAAACAACAGATGATGTTTGAAGTACAAGCTAAGATGGGCCAGACAGTTTCGCAGAACCAAGAAATGGTAGACCTGCAGACCAAAGCTACTCAATTAGAGTCTATGTACCCAGAACTAAACCAAGCTAATCCAGAATTTAACCAAGATAAAACCAATGAAGTACTAGAACTAAGAGATGCTTACATGACACAAGGTTATATGGGTGCGGATGCTTTAGATAAAGCTGTAAAACTACTTATGGGAACGCCAGCAACACAAGCACAAAAAGCTGACCCAGTACAAGAAAAAATTGTAGAGAAAAAGAAGATAGCTAATACCACTAAAAAGGTACAAGCGTCTGAAAAACAACCACCAGCGATGAAAGGTAAGAATAAAGTAGAGAAAAAAGTAGATATTAATAAGATGTCTGTTGATGAATTTTCTGCATTGCCTGACGAAACTTTACGCAGAATGCGTGGAGATTTCGGATAAACTGTGGTATAAATTAAATAAGTTCGCACGTAAGAGCGATATCTTACCGGGGTCGTGTCCGTAAAAAACGTTATTCGCCTGCACAGGGCGTAAAACTGGCCGGAGTCGTGTCCGCAAACAACGAGAGCGTTATCCCAACGAAATAGGGTATACGGATAAAAGTCGCTCCAAAAGTCGACTGGTTAATAAACTTTAATGATAGGAGAAATATCATGGCAAATACTAACTTTGCTGCGTTGACCAGTGAGCAGTTAACCATCTGGTCTAGAGATTTCTGGCGTGTAGCTAGAAATATGTCCTTCATTAACCAATTCGCGGGTAGCGGATCTAACGCAATGGTTCAGAGAATATCTGAGCTTACTCAATCAGAAAAGGGAGCTAGAGCTGTATTAACACTTTTAGCTGACATGACTGGTGACGGTATTGTTGGAGACAACACTCTCGAAGGTAATGAAGAATCACTAAGAGCGTACGACATCGTCGTAACAATCGACCAACTAAGATTTGCGAACAGACTGTCAGGTAGACTGGCTGATCAAAAATCAGTTGTGAACTTTAGGGAACATTCAAGAGATGCTCTTGCTTATGCAATGGCTGACAGAATGGACCAATTAGCATTCCTTACACTAAGTGGTATTGGGTATAACCTTAAGAACAATGGTGCGTTAAGACCATCAATGAACTCAGGGCAAAACTTAAACGACTTAGAGTTCTCAGGCGCTATAAGTGCTCCAACTTCTAACAGACATAGAAGAGTGGATGCATCTGGCGGTCTTGTAGCTGGTGATGTTACTGCTATGGATGCAGCTGACAAATTAAGCTACAGCACTATTGTAGATCTAAAAGCTTACGCTAAAGATAACTACATTAGAGGACTAAGAGGTGCGGGTAACGACGAGACATTCCATCTTTTCGTAACACCACAAGTAATGGCTGACCTAAAACTTGATTCAGACTTCCTTGCTAACGTAAGACAAGCTGGAGTAAGAGGACCAGGTTCAAGCTTATTCTCAGGTTCATCTAGCTTAATGGTTGATGGAGTTATGATTCATGAGTTCAGACATGTGTTTAACACAAACAGTGCGCTTAGTGGATCATCATCAAATGCAGGTGCTGCTGGTTACAAATGGGGTGCTAACGCTGACGTTAACGGCTCAAGATGTATCTTCGCAGGTGCTCAAGCATTAGCTATGGCAGATATTGGTATACCAGAAATAGTAGAAGACACATTCGACTATGGTAACCAAAACGGTATTTCAATTGGTAAAATATTCGGACTCAAGAAGCCAGTTTATCACTCAGACCACTCAGGTCAGAATGAAGACTTTGGTGTTATTGCGTTAGATGTTGCATACTAATTGTGATATATTTTATGGGTGGCTTTTAAAAGTCACCCATTTTTAAGGAGGAAATTATGTGGATAGTATCAAATGAAGACAAGTCAATAGCTTCTACCTGGGGCGCAAGTATACATTTAAAAGCTGGCGAACCAAGACAAGTAGGCGATGACTTAGGATTACTTTGTTTACAAGCCGGATGCACGGAGGTAAAGAACGTCAAAGAAGAACCAGCACCAGCAGTTGAAGAAGCTCCCGTAGAGGAAGTTATCGAAGAAGTTGCTGAGGAAGCGGTATCTTTTGAGGACATGACCAAAGTACAGCTAGAAGAATATGGCAGAGGCATTGGGATTGAACTTGATAGACGTAAAAAGAAATCAGATTTAATCGCAGAATTAGAAGCTGCACAATAAGGATAAATTATGGCATTAACCGGGACAAATTTGCTAAGTAGGATTAAGGACATCTTACAAGACACTACTAGTGTTAGATGGCCAGAAGCTGAAATACTTAGATATATTAATGATGCACAAAGAGAAATTGTAAACTACAGACCAGAGTCATCTGCAAAGACTGACAATGTACAATTAACTACTGGAACCAAACAAGCTTTACCTTCTGACGGTCTTAGACTAATCAAGGTAACTAGGAATATGAGTGCAGCAAGTGGTAGTGCTACTGGTAAAAGAGCAATTAGAATTGTAAATGTAGATATCTTAAACACACAAGAGCCGGACTGGAATGATCCGACTGTTAGTGGAGATGCACAACACGGAACTGTAGTTAAACACTACATCTTCGACGAAGATGACCCAAAAAACTATTACGTATATCCAGGAGTAGCTGGAAATGCTTTTATAGAAATAGTGTATTCAAAAGTACCTACAGATTTAAGTAGTGCAAGTTCAAACCTAGATATAGATGATATTTATGGTAACGCAGTTATTGATTATGTCTTGTTTAGAGCTTACCAAAAAGATTCTGAGTATGCAGGTAACGCACAAAGAGCGCAGACACATTACCAACTATTTTTGAATTGTATCGGACAGGGCATGCAGGCACAGGAACTACTAAGCCCGAACAACGATAGGACGTCAAATATAGGAGGAATGCCAACGCCACCTGTAGTACCACAACAGGGAAGATAAAATGGCGAGTTACTCTTCTTTAGTAAAAGAAGTTTTACCTTACGTGCCTTTCTGCCCGGACAGTTTGGTGGAGAGTAACTTACGTTCAACTACTATAGAATTTTGCGAACGTTCTAAAGCGTATGTTTTAGATATGGACGCTTTCAACACTATCTCAGGTGTATACGAATACGACTTTGATATACCTACAGGCACAGAAGTGCATCAAGTTTTACACATGACGTACGATGGTAGGGATATGGACCCTATAAGCCCACGAAGTCTAGAAGTAAATTATCCAGATTGGAGAGATAGAACAGGTACACCGCACGTGTATCTACAAAAAACAGAGTCTACATTTTGGCTAGTGCCAGTGCCAAGTGGGTCTTTCCCAGTTATAGCTAGCGTAGCTTTAAAACCATCTAGAAGTTCTAACAACATAGATACTAGGATATC